ACTGGTTCTCCCTTCGGTCCTCCTTCTGCGTATTTAACTACTCCCCCATCTCTGTAGCCTTTTGCTGGGGTCTCTATTACGTCACCTCTATGAGGTCCTGTGGGTATATCACTAATGCCGGGGGGAACGCTCTTGTGCGATTCTACTAGATGTCCCTGCTCATTATACTTCTCTATGTTGATAGGGACCTTCATCCCGTGAGTGTTGAATGGGGTATTAGGAGGCACGTCCTTGAAAACTGCTGAACGGTCCAAATCCCCGGCTTCGTGATAGGGCCTTAGCCCTTGTTTCTGTTCCTGCGGGCTGGACAGCTCTACAGGTTCTTGTTCTTTCTTTTGTTGATAGTGTTCCGCTATAAGGTCTTGCCCTTGTTCGTAGGCTTTGAATACGTCAAGTATAGAGCCCTCCATACCGGAGCCCTTAAACCTGTTCAGTAGTTGTCTACGTTCTGCGTTGTTCATGCTCCGTCTGGTCTCAGATCACCCTCTTTGTCTAGAGCTTGTTGCTTAAGATTCAGTTCTCTCTCCTTGAGTTCGAACTGTCTCTGCATCTTTTCCATCTCTATGTCAAGTCTACCATCTGCGTCTGAGGCTTCTGCTTTGATAAGAGCTACCTCTATCTCCAACTGTCTATCCTTCTCTTTGTCGATGGCATCCTGCTGGATCTTCATCTGTGCAGTTTTCTGCTGCTCTATCTGAGCTTGTTGCTGAGCTTGCTGTTGTTGCTGCTCCAGTTCTTTCTGAGCCTTTTCAGCTTTGGTAATCTTGTCCTTAATCCCTGCGTAGTTCTCTGTATCAAACAGATCCAAGACTGCAGATGCCGGCACCCCATTCTGTATCATAGCCTGAGAAAGCCCTTTAGCCTGCTGAAGTTTATCTTGATCTCTACCAGAGTCGGATATGAATACCCCGTACTCGCTTTCCATATGCTCAAATGCATCTACCTCCAAGAACTGAGAGTTCATGTCGGGCATGACGTACATTGCTTTCTTGCCCGTAATCCACGCTTCCTTAGAGTAATCCAATAGGCCCTGGAGTTCACGCTGCTCAAATCGTGAGAATTTGCGGAAAAGATCTTCTGTAATGTGCGAGGACTGAACAATAGCTTGCTGCGACGTGGCTTTTCCTTCATAAGTTCCAATGCTTCCCTGACGTTGTCTATTTACTCCTGATATCTTTTCCCATTCCTGCATGATGGACTCAAGCAATCCCAGGTACTGGTCAATGGTTTTGATCGACATATCTAGCACTGACTGGTGCTGGGGTGATAGCTGTATGCCCTCTTTGTTGTAGTCAACCCACGCAATACCAGTACCCTCTACGAAGTACATGAACTTATCCATGTCCCACTTCTTGGGTATCATATTGATATCGAACTGTGCTATGATGTCCTTAGAGCGTGCAATAGCCAGCTCCATACGGTACTTGAATATGTTGTAGTTAAGCTGGAACGGTACTCCCAAGCTAACCAGGGAAATGTTCTGAGCATTAATGTCCGAGTACTTCCTGCCGTTGATTGGGAGCTTGCAGATAGATGGGTTATCCAACGACGTCCGTTGGTTAGAGATGGGGGATACTTTGACGTAGAACCTACCATCAATCTTTGTGCCCTGCCATACCTCATTTACCCACTCGTATTTGATTTTGGCGCCTCTCTCCTTCATGTCTGCAGGCATTCGGAATCCCTCATCCACCTGCATCATCTCCATCATACCGGTATTCTCATCGATGTACTCAACAAACCCAATACGCTTGCGGCTCTTCCAGTATACTGTAACGACCTCGATAAGTCTGTTACGTGCTATGTTGTCGTCCGCTCCTGTAGCTTCTGATCTGTACAGCAGGTACGATTCGGTAGACATGTGCTGCGGGTTCTCCAACTCTAACACTTGTTCTGGTGTTAGGTAGTCCCCAAAGTTGTCTATGATTGTAGATGCGTGCGAGAACTTCCGTATGATAGCCCAATCCCCGTCCTCCACAAACTCAATGTCGGGATCTTTGTCGTAGTCTATATCAAGCGGGTTGAGTATCTCGTAAAAGGGCTCGTTCCTTCGCACCCCTTTGTGGGAGTACACTTCTCCTGTAACCAAGTAGTCAAAGAACCCTCTTTGGAACTTATCATACATCTCTTCCTGATGCATAATGTAGTTGATGGCTTTCTGCCCCGTAATAGCTCTGTTGTCTACGTAGGTTCTGTCAAACTCTTCCGCAATCTGCGGGGGCAGCTGTATCTCTTCCTCAGACTGAGGTATATTCAGGTCCTCGTTCTCTGCAAGCTTGCTTAGGTACATTTTCTGCACCTGTGCAAAGAGCGCTTGCTTCTTAGCGTCTTCTTTTTGTGACACAGAGTCTGCATTCTTCACAGTCACTGTGTAGTTCAGTGGTCTCTTGGCCTTTTCCCCCAGCAGGAGGTCTATAATAGGCTTGATTATGGGATAATTACGGAGCTTTGAGGGGAAGTTAGCAC